AGGTTACGTCATACGTGTTTGTACCGTCGCTGAGTTGCCCTGGTTTGCCATACAGTTGCGAGACGTTGCGGAGTTTTAATGCGTCGGCAGTTGAGCAGCGGATCTGAAAATCGCCACCCTTGAACACGAGCGGGCCGTAGCCGAACACATCAACGCGCCCCGCGATGCCGCCAATGAACATATTTGTTTCGTAACGCACCTCTCGCTGCGGTGTCAATTTCGCATTATCGCCCGCTTGCGGCTCGAATGTTGCCGAAACTGCCCCGACTGTAAACGTCCACGCCATCAGCGTACCCCTTGCTTGAGCACATCATCCTGCCCGTATTCGAGCGCGGCCATAATGCGCGCCGCTGCCATGTCGGCAACCTGCTGCGCTCGCTCGGCACTATCCACGCTGCCGATGTTCATAGACATAGACACGCTCGCATTGCCACCCATCGCGCTGCCAGTCACGCCCGCCGGAAGTACCGCCGATGCCCGCCCAAGATTGACGAGTTCCGGCCCCTGCTCCCCGACAACCGTCCAACCTGAGCCTGTGCCACCCATAGCACGCTGATCAAATTGCGACGCGACAACCCCGGCGCCCTCCTGGATATCAGTACCCCACTGGCTTAGCCAGTCAGGTGGTTTGATGTTGCGTAACTTCTCGCCTAAATTGAGGATGTTCCCAATAGCGTTCTGAATAGCAGTTCCGATGGCATTGAATGCATTAATGATCGGGTCGATAAAATTGGCACGAAAAATAGCAAAACCATCCTCGGCAGCCTGGAATGCCTCGTCAATATCAACCCCGAACGCGTCCATGACCAGACCCACGATTTCAAGGAGCATATTAAAACCATTCTCGAACAACTCCTGAAACGTGGTAATAAACTCTTCCGAAAACTCTTCAATCGTGTTCCAGGCGCCGCGCCAGTCCCCGTCAATGAGTTGAAGTGCCAGTGTTAACGCAGACTGGATAGCAGTCAATGCCAGCCCAATAACGTTGGTGATCTGGTCCCAGGCCATTGTCAGGATATCGACAATCTCATCGCGATGCTCTGATATAAATGTCGCGATACCTTGCAGTACTGGTACAATGGTATCATTTATCAACTGGATGGCAAGCGAAATGATATTTGTAATCTGGTTCCATGTCTCTTGAAAAAACAGCCGGATACTGTCGCCGTTTTCCTCAAGAAATTGCTGAATGATACTAAAAACACCAGTGATGATCGGTTGCAACGCATTCACGATATTTGTAACCGTCTCTGATGCCTGGCTCCATAACGTTTTGAATGTCTCTATTCCGGCGCCGATGTTCTCGGTGATCAATCGCCTGAAATCCAGGATGAAGGTGATGGCGGGGTGATCCTCATCAAAATCGAATATAGTCCCCAACCCTTCATAATCACCAGTAAACAACATCTTGATAGCATTAACCACACTGGTGATGATCGGTGAGATTTTATCAAACGCCTCCACTGCCATGTCAATCCAGCCAGGCGCGTTCGTGCCGAACCACTCAATAGCCGATATGATATGTGGCATGGCTTCATTGGCAATCTCAAGAAGTTTATCTCCAAGCGGCGCCAGCGCAGCCGTGGTCTCGCTCGTGATGCCTGCCCACAACGCGCCGAATGTGCCGTACTGCCGCCCACTCTCCTCAATCTCTGTACCGAGCGCCTCTACCCCTTCGAGCGCCTCCCCAAGCGCGAACGTAGCTTCGGCGCCGAAATCCTCAAACGTGACACCGAACGCCTGCACGCCCGCCTCTTGCCGCTGGAGTGGATCTTCGATGCTTTCGATGCTATCTGCAATGCGCTCGAACGCCTGTCGCTGCGTAATCTCGCCGCGTGCGAACTGATCAAAGAGTTCGGCGGTACTCTCGTCAATGTCGCGGATGTTTTTGACGACTGCCGGATCACGAAGGCGAATACTGAACTCGTTGAAGGCATCGCCCACCTTGTCGGTGTTCGCGAACCCGGCCTCAAGTCCCTCGTTGATCAATGCGAGGGAGTCAAAGCCGGTCACGCCCAGATCTGCAAAATCATCGGAGTATTCGTTGAGCGTGTCATTAAGATCGCCAAATCGATCAAGGCCAAGCTCTTGCCCTTCGGTGAGCACCAGGAACGCTTCTTCAGCCGATGCCCCGAACTCATCCTGCACGCGTTGCGCGCTGCGCGCCGCCTCTGTAAGATCCTGATCATAGGCATCGGCAAGGAACAGCGCATCCGCCGTCGCCTCGTCAAGCGCGCCGCCGAAGGCCTTTTCGAGCGTTGCGACGCGTCCCTGTGCTGAAATTGCCGCCGCGCCGATGCCCGCAATGGCGCCCACGGCAATGGTCGCACTTGCCGCGATGCCTGTCGCCGCCGCGCCCATTCCAGCAGACAACGCGCCGCTGATGCGGTTGCCGCTGCGCTCCGCACGGTTGGCAACATCACGCGTGCCGCGATCAAACTCGGACGCGTCCAGAGACAGCAGGACATTCAATTGTTCTAGCACATCAGCCATTATGCAGTCTGTGTCCTATCCTCGCCACCGAGTGCCTGTACCCACATCCGTAAAATTGCAGCTTGCTCTTCAGGCGTCTGCGGTTTGGGCGGCGGCCTGTCGAATTTAGGCATAAAGTCTTCTGGCGCGTACGGCTTGCGACGTTTTTTCTTGTCGCGGTTTGTTTCAGCGATTACCGCCGCGATCATTCCAGAGCGCAGATCGGCGCGCTCTTCACCCCACGGATCGAGATCGTAGTACAGTTGCCACAACACCCACGTCTCCGCACTCATCTCCTCTAGCAACGCGTATGGATTGACGATGTAGCGCCCGCCCGCCTGCAACGCTAGTCGGTAGAGGAGACGCCGTTGAGGCTCCCGGATTTTTTTGCCAGTTCCTCTTGCCGCGCCTTATCGACGCCGCTGAATTCCAGGATTTCAGGCAGCAACGTCGCCATGACCGCGGCTGTCCCTGGCCGACTGTAAAGCAAATCGACATCCTTATCAGAGTAGAGCCGCTCGCCATCTTCGCCGATCATGACGCGTGCCAATACCTGCACGCCCGCCCGCGCTACATCGCCGCCTTCTTTTGCCTTCAAAAATACTTGCAGATCTGCCGCTGACATCGGCACAATGCGAACATCCCCGCCCCACTCAGGGACAGGGATATCGCGGTACCGCTGCTCTCGTGTCTCAATTTGCTCGCGTGTGAGCAGCATGGTTCCTCCTTAGAGTAGCGTTGGTTTGCCCGACGGTTTGAGCGTGACATTCGCCACGGCCCGACCATCAATCGGCGTTTCAACACTAAAACTCATTACGAACGCCGTTACTGTAAATGTTGCAATCACGCTGTCGTTGCTCTTGACTTCAACCATCCAGTCGCGATTACATCCTGCAATCCAGTCGTTATAGAGCATCCGGTGTGACGTTTCGGTCGGTTGCCAATTCACTACCATTTCAATATCATCGGTGGTCTTCAGGCCACTTATGAACGTGGTAAACCCATCAGGCGTATCGTGGTGCGTTGTCTCGATTTCTGCGGTTGAGCCGCCCGGCGGATTGATCTGATTGATATATGTGACGCGTGTCCATTGCGGATTGTTCGCATCGCCATCGGAGCGCCACAGCGTCGTGCCGTATGCCCAGATGGCATCCCCTGTTGTTGGGCAGTTTGCCATGATGCCCTCCTTTAGCCCTGGTTCGGACGGAATACTGCCGCCTTCGCCGTTGCGGTGCCAGTTTCTTCAACTGTCAGATACACGAGCGAGCCGCCGTCGGGCACCCATCCTTCGAGCACCTCAAACTCATAGATACAGAAGTCCGCCCCATTGACTACCTTGACTTTATCGGCCTGCACACCATAGGGATTGTTCGTGCCTTCCACAGTTGCGCTGATGGTATCGCCGGGCGATGCTGCATCATTCCAGACGATCAACACGTCGCCTTTTTTGGCGTTGAAACTGTTCGCGCTGGCGCCCGTGTCCAAGTCTACCCATGCACCTGTGGCCGCGCCATTTGCCGACGCCAGCGACGGGTACGTCCCTACACCCTCCACTACGGTAATCGTTGCCATATCTAGCCCTCCTTACGAGCGTCTACATAAAAACTATGGTTCATGCGGAAATCAATATCGATGCGTCTGTCGAACGCGACCGGCTCCGCTGTTGCAAAGCCCGCCGCCCGCAGCACACCACAGAGGCGCGGCACATCCCAGACATAGCGGTGCGGGTCGCGTGCCACGTTAAAAATGACAGCGTTGACAAAATCAATCGGCTGCGGTTCCTCTACGCCGGGAATGGCAGAGCAGACGAACTGCGTAAAGCCCTGCCAGTCAGACACGTCCCCGCGCACATAGTCAGCGAGGAGGCGCGGCACATCTGGCAGCACGAGCCGCACGACGCCCCCAGGCAAGAGCGCCCTGTGGCACTCGTCAATCAGTTTCAACGCGACGGAATAGTCGAGATGCTCCAGGACGTGACTAGCATAAATGTAGTCAACGCTATTGTTAAAAAATGGTAATCCCTGTCGGATGTCGTGCGCCTTGACACCTGCACGCGGCGCGCTGTCAATGTTAATCCATCCATCTCGCACATCGCTCCCGCACCCCAGATTGACCATCACATGGCGCGGCGCCCCGTGAGACAGGCGATTGAAGTAGCACAGCACCTCGTCTATGAAGCGGAAGTCTTCTGGGCATTGCTCATGCAATTCTTGAATAAAAATGCCGTCATGTACAGGCAGTTCGCACCACCGCATATCGCCGATCAGATCGCGGCGGAGAACGAACTGAGCTGTATCGATGCTGCCGATGCGGACATTCTCCGGCGCGGCCTGCAAGAGACGCCGCTCGTCGGCGCGCTCCTGAGAGAACACGAACGCCCGCGCCTCCGGCTGCGCTGCGATTTCCTCCTCTAGCCGCCGAAAAAACGATGGGTGTACACTGTTGTCATCGTCCAAAACCCAGACCCAGCCATCGCGGATACTGGAGAGCGCCGCGTCAACGTTGCGCGCCATATCGGCCCGCCCATTACCCGGATGTGTGGCGCCGTGCGGATGGATGATGTAGTGTCGGATATCCAGGTTGTGGCCTTCGGCTGCATTTACGCTCTCGAATATACCCGGTAGGTATCCCGGCCTGCTCAGTGCGGTGATAATGGTTAGTGTTGGGTACTCGCTCATGCCTCAATCCTGTGCATTGTTTCCTCGTTGATGTCCGGCCACAGTGTGACAAACGCGCCGCCCTGCTGATCGATATGCCCGCATATGATACTGGTATCGCACACTTGTTTAACGCCTGCCATCTGGCAGTCAAAAGCGAAATAGGTGTCTTGTGAGGAGTGGGCACCTTCGCCGATGCGATGCTCGACACGGTAGCGAATGCGCTCCAGAACGCGGCGACGAATGAGCGTGAAGCCATTGCCTTGGCCCTCGCATTCAATCACGCTCCCCCACGCGGCCCGCGCCCGCTCTGGGAAAAATGAGAGCGATTGACCTGTGAACGTCACGTTATCCATTGCCGGGAACGCATTCCAGCGAAAGAATGGCGGCTGCCTGAAACAATAGAGCGCATAGCCAACATCGGCGTCGTGCTCGTCCAGCGTGGCAAGCATCCGTGTGAGCGCGTCTTTCTCGAATACAATGTCCTGCTCGACAGTCAGCAGGTAGTCATAGTTGCCACGTAGGCAGAGATCCCGCGCCTGATTGTATTTCCACGCAATGCGCGTTTTGGCGTCGGCGATGTGGTCGTCACCACCTCGCAGCATCACAATGTCAGACTGGTATGCTCGGCTGTGCTGCAACTGAAAGAGGCTATCCAGGGTGCGGCGATGGATACCCGTATGGATGGGAACGGCGATCAGGACATTAGACATAGCGACACACCACCTCTACTCCGGCATGCTGCCAGTTCAGTTCGAACTGCCCGCGAATGACGGCGCGTAGGGCAATGGTTGACGCTGGCACATCATCCGCCCGCGTCATATCAATATATGCTGTCTCGCCCGCGTTCGTTGTCTGATAGATGAGCGGCGGCTCATACGCGTACCAGGTATCGCCGTCGGGGCTGTGCTCAATCTCCACTGAGATGTGCCCGCCGTTCGCATTGCGCCCCACGCTGATGACCCATTTCAGCGCGTCATGCACCGCGTCAACCGGCCCAACGACGCGCCCGCTTGTGCCGTTCATCAGCGCAAAGGGCTTCTGGCGTGCCACGATGCCGAGCCGCTCCAGTTGTGTTGTTGATACTGCGATCATCCCCGCCCTATAATATAATCTTGCCGCGACACGTAATAATCCACATCCGGTTCGAAACTTGCCACCTGATTGCGAAGAAACACGCGCCCCACTTTGACGCCGCCCATATCGCCAGAGAAACCCGACAACCGCTCGCGTATCTTGTCGAGCAACTCATCGGCATCAATACGGCGCACACCGAACGCGCTGATCTGAATGCGCACATCATCGGTGCAGGTATCGCCCTCGTGTGTGTAGGACGGCGTGGTACTGATGCGTTGATAGATGGCAGCAGGCAGATCAGGCTGCTGCGGTAGTCTATCTGGATAGAGCCGCAAATCCGTGATGCTGCTCTTCAGGTATGTCCACAATCCCTGCTCAATCGATGGCGTCATTTATCGCATCCCGTAGCGCGTCCTGGATTTCCAGGTAGGCGTTCTCGCGTTCCTGATCAAACGCCGGGCGCAGGTACGGCTGTGCTGGCTGGCTGTAGAGCCGCCCAAGTTTATCGCGCCCGTTAAACCCAAACTCGATACGCCGCGCATAGGCAAGGTTGGTACCGATGGCGGCGCTGGCACTCGTGGCGCTGCTCTCGCTGATCTGCACGGTGATGGAGCGGCGAAGTGTGCCAGTCTTGACGGGCGCCCTCACTTGTGCCTCGTTTTTGATGAGTTGCCCGCCAGCGAGCACCGCCGCCTCCAGTTTCGCCTGCCGCATCTCCTCGGACATATCTAGCAGTTTGCGCTTGAGTTCGGGCAGTCCCTCAATTGTCACGGTGCGCTTTGCCATAAACTACTCACTATGCTACTTCCGCCGAACCCACATAACGATCAAAA